GTGCTTGATTGTCCTTGTAGGTTAATATTATAAAATCGGCATCGGATTCGTCTTTTAGTTCCCTATGCACCCAAAACTCATTAGCTGGATTAAAATCAAGGTAGATGCTTTTTTTTGTTCGTATTGAAAGCTCGTTGTAAGCTTCAAAGGTTACATTGTTGCACTCGTTAATGTATAAAATATCTCTCCTCGCTCCTCTCAGTTTGCTTGCATCGTCTGCGCTAAAAAACTCTATAAAACTACCATTTGCAAATTCATACTTAAGATAACTTTTATTGAAACGATCCTCCTGAAATCTGTTTGTCCATTTCATAATTTTCAAGAAATCGCGAAGCGCCCCGCGCCTAAGGTGGGGAATGCTCTCAGCAACAACGCTTATTTCTAATCCGCTTTTTTTTGCTGCCTTGTCTATGAGTACAGGAAGTATGCCGAACGTTTTGCCAGCAGATGTGCCTCCCTGGATTATTTTTATTCGCTTTTTGAGAGCGAGTATTTTATTTATCGCTGTCGTCCTCTGTAACATCAGGGAATAAAGGTTGCTCTATATTGGTTTGTTCGATTTGTTGCAATGGCGCACCGTAAGCACTATCCATTAATTTTTGGTAAGCTTGGGTATCTCCTTCCCTTGCTTTTTTGATTAGCGCCAAAGTCATCAAATCCTCTTGACTCATATCCTCCAATTCGCTCGTTAAAGGATTCTTTAAATTCTGCTCAACGGATAGCCATCTCTTTGCTATTGTGCTTCGGTTCCTGCTTCCCTTTGGTCTTCCGTTTGGGTTTCCGCTTTGACCTTTTTTGAATTCGTGTTCCTTTATATGTTCTTTGCTCATAAGGTGCTGTATTTATGCTGTAGACGTTTCAAATTTATTTTGGTGTTTAGTCTTCGTAAGTTTCAAAAACCGTCTTCATCTTGTTATGGATTTCCCTCAGGCAACTTGCGCAGTTTGTTGCGTTTGTTTTTACTCTAAAGATACGGCTGTATATTTTTATCATCTCATCTCTTTCGCTTGGTCTGTAAGTTGTTGATTCTTTTGCAAACCATTCCTTTAGCCATTTGTATTCGTCTTCCAGTAGGCAATCAGGCTTCTTTGTAGTTCTGAATAACTCGTTGAGCTTTTCTTTACGATCCTCGCATCCACAGTCCTCGCCTAAAATAAACTTTGCGACCTTTGCAGCTCCTGTTTTCTCTAAGACCTCTTCAACTATATCGCCAACTCCTTTGGCTGGTTGCTTTCTTGGTTTTCGTTTTTTTGTTGTTTTACTCATCTTCTTTGTTTTGGTTTAATATTTGAATAACTTTATTATGAACTTTTAAATCGCCCTCTCTTGATAATGTACCAAAATAAATGGAATCCCAAGAATGATTTTCACTTGGTACTTTTTTAACCCATCGTGGCATTAATGACCATAGATAGTTTTTATCCTCTTGTGTTATTTCTTCTTTACTCATATCTATTTTATTAAATGCACAATAGTGATTCCATTACATCAATCTCTCTTTGCGTTTGTGTATCCGCTTTTAGGTTGCCTACAAGCTTGCTTTTTAGTCTGCGTATTTCTTGCTTGATGTACTTGGTTCGATATATTGGTCTGGTCTCCTCTGCATTTTGGACTATGTATCCGTGTTCCTTTAGGAATTTAATGCTTTCCTCTATCTTTGCTTTTTGTACTCGGTAGTGTTCAAATATTTGATTGTCTATACTCATCGTTTTTTAGTTTAATGTATATTCCTTTCTCGGTTTCGCTTAAAGATGCAAAGTTGTATATCTTATCTTCAAGCATTTCTCTTTCAGTTTTGTAATAGGGTTCGTCTTTATGCCCTAAAGCTGAAGCCGTACGAAGCCAAACCTTGCGCCTTGTGCTTTTACCGTTGCCAATTTTAAACTGCTTGTATTCCATTCCCTTGCTCATGACTTACTTTTTGTTTTTTTGCTTTACAAAGTATTGGTATTCGTCTTTTAGTTTCTCTCGTATCTTGGCTTTGCATCTTTTCAAAGTATAAAATATCGTCTTTGTGCTGATGTTAGAACCCTCGGCAATCGCTCTCATGCTTATTGCATCCTCTCGGTGTTTATCTTGGATCCCTGTATAAACTCTGAACACTCCATTGTCAAAATATTGCCAAGTGTTCATCTCTTTAATAATTGCAGCTTCTAAGTTCTCGCTGTCGTTTGGCTGGTAGTAATCGTATTCCACGGCAATTGGATTATCGTCTATGTCTATTTTGCGCACCTTTTGTTTTTCTTGCTGATAATTTAAGAATAAATTTTTAAGAATCGTGTAAAGGTATCCCATGTTTGGCTCGCCATCTTTGAATACTTTCTCTTCCTTTCCGTATTTCATTAGCTTGATATAGAACTCTTGCACAATATCTTCAGCGTAAAAATGTTCGCCTAAGTCGTGAATGATCCGAATAAAATCATCTTGCCTTGCTTGAACTTTTACAATCCACTCCATTGTTTAGAATCTAATCAAATGTAGTGATAATTTTTTAATGATTAAAAAGCCCAACATTTCTGCTGGGCTAATTACTAACTATTAAAACCCTTGTTAAAAAGGGATGTCATCTGCTTCCTTACTTTCGTATGAAGCCTCATCTGGTTGCGCTCGGTTCAATCTCCAAGCTTCCAAAGTATTAAAATATTTTACTTCGCCTTTTGGGGAGGTCCATTCTCTGCCTCTTATGTTTATATCAACATCAACCGCATCGCCTACCTCGTATCCATCCAGGAGGGGGCATTTATCTTGCGTTAGCTGCAATGAAACTAATTGAGGGTACTTATCCTCCGTTTCAAGTACAAAGTCTCTCTTTGCAAATTTTTGACTGATTTGTTGGGTTTCCCCTTTTAGGTGTAATCTTCCTTTTACATTCATTTGTTTTTAATTTAATTGTTCGTGTTTTGATTGGAATTAATTATAGTTTCTGCAAACGTATTCTAATTGAATATTATTTAGTTTAAACCATTCGCCTCTTACTCTTTGTTTTTCATACAATTTATGAAGCTCTGACTCGTGGTCTTGCTTAAATATCTTGACCGCTTTTAATGTCGGCTTTTCAGATTGCAAAGTTTTTTCTCTGCTCAACGGATCCGATGACTTGCCTATTTTATACAGACCTGTGTTTTCGTCTTTTATTATGTAACATTGAGATTTCGACTTATACCTTGTTAAAATATCCATGTTGTTAAATTCAATTACTCGATGTTCGTTACTCCTCATCAATTCTATGTCTTTTTCAGCTTGTTTTATTTGATTAGCATATCTATTATACCAATTTATTCTTTCCTGATAATTTGTTATTTTTAAACAAAGACCAATTTTTTTAAAAAAATCTACATATTCAAAAGCGTATTTTTTTATCTTGCTATACTCTAATTTTAAAAAAGAGTTAAGGCTAATGTAGTATTTTACATCATTATTCCATCCATAAGAAAAATTATGTATTTTAATTTCTATGTCATGAATGCTATAATCGTTTTCTTTAAGTTCAAGTTCATCTACATTGTGTCGGTTTTTAAATTTACCAAATTCAATTCTTAATATTCTATCATCTAAAAAACCCCAATCTGCTAAGTGATAGATAAAATTTACATATTGATTATCGCTTTCAGGAAAACAATATAGACACGGACTGCTATGACCAGGTAACCTATATCTAATAAACTTGTATTTTAAATCAAGCAATTCAAAGTCATACTCATAATAATCGTTTTCATTTTGCAATAAAAAGGCATAAAACTGCTTTGCCTTGCTTTCTTGTATAACCCTCTTATACCTTTCTCCATCAACTTCAATTTCTTTGCTAATTTCTTTTGTCATATCCCAATAAGTTATTGGTATGTTCTCCTTTACTCTTATGACATTGTCCTTAGATATAGACAAGAATTCTTTTTCCAAATAACGTGGATTTATTTTTTTATACAATTCTTCAGCGTTGCCGTACTTATCTGACATTTTCTTTTGGTATTCCTTAAAATCCATCAGCCTAAAACTTTAAATTGTTCGTGAATTAATGTCTCATAATACTCTCGGCATTCCTTAACTCGGTTGTAAATCTTTTCAATTGCTTCAGGATCGTATGCAATCTCATAGCATTTTATTCTCTGCTCCTTTGGCACTCTCTCAAAGTTATGTTGCATTTCTACCGCATTTCTTACAATTGGGTTGTCTTCTATTTCTTTGAGCTTGTAATGCACTCTTCTAACCTCATCCTCGACAATATCTGTCGGTGTATCTACTAAGCAATACACAAGATAGGCTTTTCGTCTTCCTGTAAGTTCCATGTAACCTTGCAACTGAAAATAATAGTCCTTGTTTGGTACATCCTTTTTAAACCAAGGGAAGGTTGTTGCATCGTAACTGCTCTTTACATCAAGTACAAAATCCTCATTGAGTACGTCAGGTGTTCCAGTTAGGTATTCATTTTCGAAATACTCTTCGTTCTTTGACATTGCACCCATCTTAAGAACCTCCTCGGCAAGCTCAATACTTGCATCTTCAACGGCTATGCCCTTATCAATGGCTTTGCTCCATACATCCTTGCTATAACCGTACATTTTTTCAACAGCATAATCCTCTAAATATCCCTGACAAGTCTTACTTAGTTGCCCTTTTGTACGGCTGTTAGGCATTATCTTACCAATTGCCGAGCATCTTATCTTAAAATCTTTCATAGTTGCTCTAATTGTTTAGGAGTTAATG